GACATAGATAGATACATAATTCTCCTTGTAATAGTAATGGACTTGCAGGGGTCCTAGATGGTTACGAGTTCCCAACCGAAAAAGAAGTAGATGAGCGGCTCAGGGGAACCGCCCACCTACCTGTTCTTTAAGCGTTAACTTCTACAGCATGCACTTCCAACTGGAGTGTTGGTGGATACTGCTTGTCACGAGGCACATTTGGACGACGGTCAAAGCGAGTGACCATACGACCTGTAACTGTGAGTGGCATTGATACTTCTGTACCTGCCTTAGTAGCACCTAGGATTTCACCTACTGTGGAATCATCTAGCGCTACGATATTCATACCGACTACATATACCTGACGGTCTGCAGTTCCATCTGATGTGCGAGATGTATCTCTCTGGTCAAACCAGCCTGTAAGCAATGTTCCACGCTCGTTTGTATATACCTTTACATTCTTAACTGTACCTGTGATAGTTACTTCGTTTTTCACTTTACTCTCCTTAGTTAGTTGATTGATTTACTTACTGGCTGGCAAGCCCGCCAAAGGCGACGGGCTTGCCTGCTTTCTACCTATTGCACATACTGTCGTTGTCTTGACATGCATGGCACTGTTGAGTTCCACAATGTATACATAGCATTGTGTTTGTTATGTGGCATGTATCACATGCACTGAAGTATATGTTCACCCATTCGTGGTTCATCTGACGTTTAACTCCAACGGTTTGTCGCAGTCTTGACAGTCATTGAATGCTTTGGGTGTAAGCATGTTGCACCAGTGGCACTTGACTTCTCGTGCTCGCTGGCGTTGGTCATCAAGTTCCCAGTATTCCTCGTAGACTCCGCCGTCTATGAGTTGTGCGATTGGGGGCAAGAACTCGCTGCGAGTCGTTGGCTCGTCGTTGTCTATGAACTTGACAGCGAGTTGTATTAACTTGAGATTCTCATCCCATATTTCTATCATCTGTTCTCTCCTTCGTGGTGGGTTGATGTACGTTACTGACGATACCCAGTCGGAAGCACTGGGTGAGTCACTGGTGTCGTAGGTTAGGCAGTTGCCAGACTCACCTAACCTATCGTCCTCATGCAGGTTCCAAGCATTGTCATCTGCTTGAGCCTCTGCGGTATCTATGCAGGTTTGGCACTGGCTGGGAGGGAAACCCTCCGCAGTATCACGTGCTATCACCATGCATTCGTAGCAGGTGTTCTGGATGCTGATGCCCATGGACTCGCTCATGCTTCCTCCTTGTATCCACTGCACTCTGGTTCGTGCATGTTAGAGCCGTCACACTCTGGACAATGGATGAACTTGAACTCTACGTTCATATCGCCGAGAGTTCCAGCACCGCCTGTGAGGTAGTAGCAACCGCACTCAAGCCAGTTCTGAACACCACAGACTCTACACTGTATAGTTTCCATGATTACCTTTCTGTGTTAGAGAGATTCTAACTACATAATCCAGACCAGCATAGGTCGGAGGGAACTGTCAAGCCCTGCTCTTTTTAGGGCTTGATAGTGGAAGGAGACCTACTGCTACAGCATAGGCAACCGCAGTATATTGGTTTAAATTATACTGGGCACAAGGTTAGGTCTGTGCCTAGGCAGAGACTATCGGCAGACAGACACTACTCCGCAGTACAGTCTCTGTCTTGTAGTAGTAATCTGTACTCTTTGACCCTACAGTTATTAAACTACGGTCGGAGTATGTATAGTATCTCTACCTAAAATATTTCTGTACAATAGGACCCCAGTACTGTCTGACCTGCAGTTTTATAAATATTTCTATAGAAAGTGTTCGTTTGACCTATTTGAACGGATTAATATATATAGACAGTAAAATATATTCGCAAGTCTTTTTACAGCCTTGCTCATACTGTTACAATAGACTGTACTAAACTGCTACAAGGCAGGTGAATACTGTCCATACTAGGGGGCTAGATGACGTTCGAAAAGGGGGCAACTAACCCCAAGACGGCTAAGACAAATGAAGCCAAAGAGCAGGTGCTTATGCTGGTGGCTGAGGGTATGTCCCTCGCCAAGGCAATGGAGAAGGTGGGCTCGAAGCCCGATACCGCTCGCATCTGGATATACCGAGATGCAGATTTTGCCCGTAAGTTGGAGCAAGCCAAAGAGGATGCTAAGAGCAACTCTATCAAAGCCCTTGGTATCCCCAAGGAAGATATTACCTTTGCCCAGTTCTCTGAGATGTTCTTAGGCTCCCGAGTCTTCCCACATCACCAGGACTGGATTGACCTCATTGAGGGAAAAGAACCTTCGTGGCTCCACCCCTCTATGACCTATGACCCAGGGGACCAGACTAGACTGCTAGTCAATGTGCCCCCTGAGCATGCTAAGTCCACCGTCGTCACGGTGAACTACTCGACCTACCGTATCGCCATCAACTCTAACGTCCGCATCATCGTGGTCTCTAAGACGTTGAACAAAGCACGTGAGTTTGTGTACTCAATTAAAAATAGGTTGTCCCACCCTCGTTACGCCAAGATGCAGAATGCGTTCGGTCCTGAAGGCGGTTGGAAGGGTGACGCAGATACCTGGCGTGTAGATACCGTCTACCTTGGTGGCGATGCGCGTGATTCATCTGAGAAGGACCCGACTATCCAAGCCCTAGGTATGGGTGGACAGATTTACGGTGCTCGTGCAGATTTGATTATTTTGGACGACTGCATTACTACGGCTAACGCCCATGAGTATGAGAAGCAGATTAACTGGCTCCAGAAGGAAGTTATTACCCGTCTGGGCAAGAACGGTAAGTTGCTTATTGTGGGCACGCGAATTGCCCCTACAGATTTCTATAAAGAGTTACGTGACCCGAAGTACTGGTCTAACGGTAAGAGCCCATTTACCTATATGGGTATGCCCGCAGTCCTTGAGTACAAAGAGAAGGTTGAAGACTGGGTGACCCTATGGGGTCGTTCTGATATTCCTTGGGACGGGGATGAAGATACTCCAGATGCAGATGGTCTATATCCCAAGTGGAATGGCGAAGCCCTTAATAAGAGACGTGGTGAAGTTACCGCTTCTACTTGGGCGCTTGTCTACCAGCAAGAGGATGTGACTGAAGATGCAATCTTCTCAGCACCTTTGGTGCAAGGCTGTGTCAACGGTATGCGCAAGCGCGGTCCGCTTGACCCAGAGAGGCTTGGACATCCTAGCCGTGTCAGTGGCTATACCATTATTGGTTTTGACCCTGCTATGACAGGTAACTCTGCATTTGTAGTTATTACTTATAACTCAGCAGATAGCCGTATATATGTGCTTGACTGTATAAACATGTCGGAGCCTACACCAGCCAAGATTAGAAACACGATTGAAGAGTTGGTAGTTAAGTACCGACCTAACGAATTGCGTGTAGAGATTAACGCTCATCAGAAGGGCTATGCCCTAGATGATGACTTACGTAATTGGCTTGCCCAGTATGGTTGTGATTTAAAACCACACTTTACTGGCAAGAACAAATGGGACACAAACTTGGGCGTAGCATCTATGTCTACGTTCTTTGGAACCCTACGTGAAGGCAAGTTCCAAGATAACAACTCAATCGAGTTCCCATCTACTGAAGGTTCAGAGGGCATGAAGTCCTTGCTTCAGCAGTTGATGACTTGGAAACCTAACACTAGAGGTAAGACCGACTGTGTGATGGCGCTTTGGTTTGCTGTATTGCGTGCCAAGGAATTAATGCAAGCGGCATCTTTTACCAGCCGCTACAAAGAAAACCGTTGGGCAACTAAAGCGCAACTATCAAAACGGCAAACAATTAACCTAGACGCTGCTTATCAAGAGCAGTGGCAAGAAACATTCGGATAGGAACTAACATGGCAGCACCACTCGTAGGAGCAGCAGCACTAGCCGCTGCTAAACTTGTAGCACGAAAGATGGCTAAGGACGCAGCAAAAAAGTCCGTTAAGAAAGCAATTAAAACTGCTAAGAAGACTAAGCCACTTGCTGAACCTAAATCTGCTGTTCGCGTAAAGCCTGCGGCTAAACCAATTGGCAATCCTCCTAATAATGCAAAGGCTTGGGAAAGTGTTCTTTCTAGCGTTTCTCGTGGTGGTGTAGGTCGTACTGTTGGGAAGGCAAGAGATGCTCGTGTTGCAAATGCTGGCAAGCCAAAAGTTAATAAGCCTAAGGCTCGCAAGATGAACCAGAGCGAAATTAAAAAGTTTGAATCTAATATTGATAAACTTGTTTCAAAAGAAAAAATGTCTCGTGCAAAATTGGAAGAAGTTCCATCGGGAGTATCTGCTCGCTTTGCAGCAACTAATGCTCGCTTGGCAAAAGAAGCAGCAAAGAAAAAGAAGTCTAAGTAATTTTTAATCAATCGTTAGGACAATAATGTTAACAGTTAAGCAGATTGCGGCGCGTGTTGAGTCGCTTAAACACCGCGCACGCGAGCGCGATTCTAGACATGAAGATGTCCTAGCAGTACGTCGTGGTCAAATTTCTAGCGTCTATCCTGACTTCTTTCCAGACGGAGTAGATGCAAACGTAGTAGCAAACTTTATTGACATTGTTGCACGCGACCTATCAGAAGTAATGGCTCCGCTTCCAGCGATTAACTGCTCTGCAATTAATCAAGTAGAAGATAAATCACGTAAGTTTGCCGATACACGTACACGTATTGCTGCAAACTACTTCATCAATTCCGATTTACAGGTGCAGATGTATACTGGTGCAGACTGGTACATCACATTTGGTTTCGTCCCATTCATCATAGAATTCGACGAAGAAGCAAAACTGCCACGCGTTCGCATAGAAAACCCTGTAGGTGCTTACCCAGAGTATGACCGCTATGGGCGTTGCATTGCTTTTGCTAAGAAATACCGCATGACAATGGCAGAGTTGGTTGCTCAGTTCCCTGAGCATGAGGCTGGCATTCTTGGTGATGATGGTTATGACCAGGATATGAACGGCTA